GTTTCTATCATTTGGCTCAAATAAGAACGGACGAGCTAGAATATCTAGTTGTCTTCTTAGATATGCCACTAGCCTAGAAACATTGATTCTATCTAAAGAGCTTGTACCGTTGGCTCGAGTATAGTTACCAAAGTTAACTATTCCAACTCCTGGGAATTTAGCAATAGGATTAATTTTAACTCCTGCTAATACATCTCTAATACTATTTGAAAGAGCAGTACTTATAAATTCACCATTATCTATATAGCCGACTGCTGTTACATTATCAACAGCACCACGCTTGATACCAGCCGGCGCAAACCATTGATACGATTTTTGGTCACTTAATGCTATAGTACGTAACATCATATGACTTGGAGGAACAACAATATTATTACCGGAGTTATCATTTGTATAACCACTTGGATAGAACATAGCCATGTACGTGTCATAGCTAACTGCTCCGTCGTCGTTGTTATCGATAGCAATTTTAGATCCTTTGTTGTTACCCCAGTTACCTAATGAAGTAGCAGAAGAATCTAATCTCATAGGAGTATCACCTATAACAAAGGCAGTATACGATCTAGAAGCATTAAACGATATCATATTTTGTATAGTTTCTGGGTAGCCGGGGCATGATATTAAATTAAACACCAATGTATCAGTATCTCTAATATCTTGATTAGTATCAATTAGAGATTTTAAAGAACTAACTACAAAACTTCGTTGTGCTTTGCGACCAAAAGTACCGCTTCCGTCGGCATTATTAGGACTTACAGATACCCAACGATTTGGATTGTACGCAACGGTTAAATTAGACCCGTCCATAGGATCGTTATTGTAACGTATGTTTTTGCCACTATTAGCATTGACATCGATATATCCTAATTTAAATTTCTTGATATTAAATCCGCTACGACGTAAATTCCAAAGACGCATTCCTTTTGGATAACCGGCAGGATCAGGACAATCAGGATCTATATAGTTACTTGATAGCAAGCTCTTGATGGTAGATTCAGATGCGCTTTGACCTGTAGTGGCCCAACGAGCGTCAGCAAACAACCATCCTGTTGGGGTTTCTTGATCACTTGGATCTTGCTTGATCCATTTTAACGTAGTAGCATTCCAAACGTATATGTTCTGTCCGTACATTTCCGAATCTGAACTATCGATCCATATATCACCAGCAACTAAGCCGGTGCCGTCGCTCTGAAGAGTCGGAGCAGTAGCTTTGATCTGAGGACCGTTAGGATCGCTGTTAGGAAACGCAGTTAGATATCCTACCCAGGTTGTTCCATTATGGTACATGATATCAACTTCAGTGAATTGACTATCATACCATAGTGTATCGTTTTCCGGAGTAGTATACGGATATGATGTTTTAGCTTCAAATACTAATGGTTTCCAATTTGTTGCTTTGTATTTGAATGAATCGTAGGCACCGTTAGCATACAAGTTTTCAGTTCCTGCTTTAGTGGCCAAGTTATAAGCAGTAAATCCCAATGTATCTAATATATACGCACCGGTATCTGTCGTGGTCTCGGTAAAGTTAATGTCCCCACCTAACCTATGACTAATAGATAGATATCCATTGCTGGTTATGCTAGCACTGATATTAGTAAATCCGGCAGCACTAATCGATGATACGATAGAAGCTGCAGTAACATTGGTACTGGCGGTTCCGCTGGTAATCGCAGCTACATTAATTGTAGCGGTATTGAAATGGCCGCTAACTCCTGCTAGGGTTTCTGCCATTGTAAAACTGTAAACATAGTTACTAGTAGTAGTAGACGGTGTCACAGTAAAAGATGTTCCAATCACTGAAGTTAAATTAGTGGCACCTACGACAGTAGTCATGTCTGTAGAGTTTCTTCTGAATAATTTAAATTCACCTAGTGTTGGTGAACCGTACACACCTGTGCCGCCGTCATAATTGCTGAGTACATATAGTGTTCCGACAGCAATATTTTTTCCACCAGATACATCTAGTGCTTTGATAGCTGATGAAGAATTGGAATATATAGGAGCAGCCACTGTAGCCCACTCTCCTGTAGCACCGTTATAATATTTTACGACCCAGCTAGCACCTTTTGCGTAACTGGTAGTTTTTAAATATACACTGCCCGTAGGATTTAGATTAGTTCCATATTGAGGAACTTGTGTATGAGGAGCGATAGTTATTGCTGGATTAACATAAGTGCCTGTACTAAGACCTAAACTAGTTAACACAGTTCCGGATAATATAATTTTTCCATCTCTATTGGTGCCGTCTGATTTAGCATTAGCATCGGCATACAATTCAAGTACACCTGTAGTAGGGTTTACTTTAGCCCCAACACCGTAGGTTGGCATCAAATTATTAATAGTTGTAGCGATACCATTAGTAGAAGTACTACTCAATGGAATATTGCGGGTATTGATGATAAAAGTGTTGCCATTATTAACATTGGTAGGAACAGTTGCACCCGATACTACAGGCCAGCTAGTCTGCCATGCTGTACTTACAAATGTATAGCTATTAGAAGTTGAAACAAAATTAGTTTCTTGGTTAGACCCTAGTTGAACCCATCCGTTGTCTCGATTTTTATAGAAAACAGTAGTTAGGTTTTTAGATGTTGCTACAACGGCATAATCATACTTTGTACCAAAACTAGTCAATGGAACCGTACCAGTTAATGTTGTGCTGGTATTAGTATCATCGATCACTAAAGGAGTTTTTAGAGTAAACACACTGTTAGTAGCATCCCATTCGTTGATTCCAAATGTTGTATTACCCGTATCTAACCAATATGTTCCACTGACTGGATCGCCTGTCGGTTCTGACGAGCTAGCTGCTAACTGAGATAAATCGATATCTGAACGAACAACATATGCTCTACTACTAACTGCCAACAGGCTGTAAGCAGCTTGTAGACCGTATTCATTTAGCTCGCCGCCATGTATTGGGTTTCCGTTTGAGTCGGTGTAAAATTTTGGTGTACCAAACGTATCAGTTAAATCTCGTTGACTTGTGATCGTCCATACTTTTCCTACATTAGCTTTAGTGGTTCCTTGAGCTGTTCCTGTCTTGCTTGAATTTGATTTGTCTTGAGCAGTTGCCACCAATATCATAGGCACTGTGCCTGGAGCAGCTGGGGTGTAGAAGCTTTCGTCTATTACAGAAACGTTTACACCTGGGGATTGAAGAGTTGTTGCCATTGTTAAATCTCCTTAAATGGATCACTTTGAAGTATTTAGCGACAACCGGTAAAAATTACCATGTTAAATACTACGAAAAGGGCGCCAAAAAGGGAACGGTAATGAGAAAATTATGTAAAGAATGCGATAAAAGACCGTGTGCGGTGAATTACCACAAAGAAGGAAAGACCTACTATAGGTCTAAATGTGATCACTGTGCTAGGGGACTAGGAGATGGTACTCCTAGATGGAGGACCGCTGGATATCAATTAAAATTAAAATGTGATAGATGCGGGTACGCTAGCCGACATCAAGAACAGTTCAACGTGTACCATATAGACAGCAACTTAGATAATTGCCGACATACTAATCTTAAATCAGTTTGTGCCAATTGCCAACGGCTACTTCATGTGCTAGGTCTACCTTGGAAGCAAGGGGATCTTGTGCCAGATTTCTGATCTGATTATACAGATCATCAATAGTACTATCATTGGTTATAACACCATCAATATTCCCACCTACCCACGAGTACTCGCTGGCATGAATTTTCATTCTATCCAATTTTGCTCTGCTTATGGCCCAGGCCATGTTACCGTTCTCTCCCCGATTGTAAGACAATGCTGATTCAAACCACTCGGGTTCTTCCCCACGCTTCACGCGGATTACATTTCCGCCTGCGTTATGTATCGCTTGGATTTCATTAGTAAAACGCACATCGCTGATAACGATATTATCGTTAGTTTTTCTCAATTTATTTTCAAGACTAGCGATCCATATATCGTTATGAAATCCTTGACGGCAGACTTCTGTACCCCAATGTTGTAGCACCCAGCGAGGAGTAATTTTCATTCCTAATCGAGCAGACCACCATTCGTCTTTCTTTTCTCGCCATTCTCGACTTTCTTTGGTTCGGCCTTCTAGCAACGTCCTATCCCAACCAAACACTACAGATACAGCATCTTTCAGTGTACCGGCAAAACTATCACGTCTAAACCCATGGAAATTAACTAGATAATCAGCCGCAGTATCTTTACCTGAACCAATTAAGCCGACGAAACCAATAATCATAGCATCTCCTAGTGTGATACTATAATTTATTACATTTAGATTAAAATGTCAACCTCTTGTGAACCACATAGGAATTTGACCGTCTACGTACATGGTTAGTTCTAGTTCTAGTTTTTCTATCTGAGCTAGTCCTTCTGCTTTTAGAGCGGTTCCATTCAACTGTGTACCGCCCTGTGGGCTAGCGATAGTGGCAAACTTTTCACGGGCTTCACCTAACATGATCTTACACTGTGCTAATGAATAGTCTTTGAGCCAAATACCCGCATAAGTATCTTCAAATAGGCTGAACTCGGGACGATGGTTGTATAACCAAATTAATACACTTTCTTGCCCTCTTGGACGTTGTGTTATCCTTAGTTTTTTAGTAGTGGGGTTAAAATCAAAATTAATGTAACTACCAAACATTTTACCAACTTCTTTCTGATAGCTAGCAAACATATAATAAGTTGCTAGTCCGCCCATGTTACTAGTGCTGAGCAAATATGTATTAGCATAGGCTAAGTTAAACGGTTCAAACAGTGATCCGCCATCGCTGCCGCCCGTACGTGATCCAACACTTCTACGAAATACTTCACGTACACTCATAACTTCTTTGGGAAGTATGTATTCGTTTTGATCAATTTCGAATGTTAAAAACGCAAAACTTTCTTCGACTGAATTGCTGCTTCTTTGTCGATATTTTGCTAGAGCACGGTCAATGGCGATATTATAATGCTTGGCATCGAGCTCTACATCGATCATTCCGTCACCTAGCAAGGTGCGTATGTATTCTGTCACATCTTGGCGTATTTG